ATTATACCAAACCAACAATGCGAAAGCGTTTATTTAATTCGATAAAAGCCGGTGGTAAAGGTGGTAGACCAGGTCAATGGTCAGCACGTAAAGCACAGATGTTAGCTAAACAATATAAAGCTAAAGGCGGAGGTTATCGTGGCTCTAAGTAAAGGGCAGAAGAGTTTAAAGAAATGGGGTAAAGAAAAGTGGCGTACTAAGAGTGGTAAGAATTCTACAGTAGGTCCTAAAGCTACAGGCGAAAGATATATGCCGTCGTCAGCTGTAAAATCTTTATCAGCAAAAGAATATGCGGCAACATCAGCGAAGAAAAGAAAAGATACTAAAGCTGGTAAGCAGCATTCTAAACAACCTAAGAAGATTGCTAAGAAGGTAGCAAGGCATAGATAATAAGGAGAGGGGACATGTTTGAAGCATTCATATTTGTATGCTCAGTTTATAATTTTAATGATTGTCGTACATTCAAAGACTTGACAGGACCACATGAAAGAATGGAAAGTTGTGAAGTAAGAATAGAAGAAATGAAATTTGATATTGTAGATAACAATTTACCTTTTGTAGTTCTTAAACAAAAATGTACGGATCAGTTTACAAACCCGGAAAAGTACAATGGTAATGAAAGCAATACAGAAGAACTTGGAAAAAAACTCAAGATTTAATGAGTACGATGAAGACGGTGATGGTATAGTTACTGATGAAGAACTATTACATTTAAAAGAAATAAAAGAAACAGAAGCTGCACTGCGTAAGCAGTTGGGCCAATTGCGAATGGCAAGGTTTACACTAATAGGTATGGGTGTATTTACATTAGCAATGTTTTTACCCTGGGTACCATTAGAAAGAGTTGAAGCTTTATCAGATGTAAGTAATTTATTTTATATATCAGGTGCTGGTATAGTCGGTGCATACATGGGTACATCAGCATGGATGAGTAAAAAATGAGGATGATATGGCTATTAATGGACAAGGTTGGGAAAACCATGAAGACAGTTTTGAAGAAACATTACGAAGAGAAATGTTAGCAGCAAGGCAAGACTTATGGTTACTTAAAATGGATTATAAAGAATTAAAGAAAGCACATTACAAAGTGTTAAAAAGAAATAAAGAATTATTAGCAGAGCTAGCAAATACAAAAGAATGTACATGTTAAAATCCCAGGAGCGGAATATGTTTGAAAGATATATACAGGATGGCAGAGATCCAAAGTACTTAAGCGGTAAGAAGAAAGAAAAGAAAGAGAGAGTTCTTCCTAAAGCAGGTTCATATGCAGTTAAAGATTTAGAACAACTAAAAAAGAAAGTGCCTATGTACAGAGGAGAAGCTAAATGACCGAACCTTATGGATATAAAGAAAAAGTTACTGATGATGAATTAGTTGAGCTTATTGATAAAGGAATAATGAATTCTAGTGGTGACTGGTTAGATTCTGCAGACTTATCAAGAGAAAGATTAAAAGCTACGTATGAATATGCAGGTGTACCTGAAAGTCATTTAACACCACAAGGTGTAAGCACTATTGTTGATACATCTACAACAGAAGTTATAGAAGCATATACAGCTATTATATCAGATTTATTCTTAAGTAATCATAGATTAGCACGATTTGTACCTTATGATGACTCACCAGGCAGCTTTGCTGCGGCAAAAGATGCTTCAGCTATAGTTAATTATTGTTTGTTTAAAAAGAATAATGGCTGGGAATTGCTACAGCAATGGATTAAAGCTTCTTTATTATGGAAAAATTCTGTGTGTCGTTGGACATATGTACAAGATAAAGATCATAAGTTTGAAGAGTTTGAAAGAATATCACAAACAAAGTTAGATGAGCTACTTGCTGCAGACGATATAGAAATAGTAGGGGATCTTCAATTTGAAAATGTAGTTGATGCTATAAATCCTATAGATAAAGATGAACCTAATGTAGAGTTAATGTACATTAACGTACGAATTAAAAGAACAATTGATAGATCTCGTGTAAAGCTAGAGTTAGTACCACCAGAAAACTTTAGAATATCCCGTGAATCTACATCAATTGAAGAAGCATCTTTTGTTGGTATACAAACAGAGATGACAAGATCAGAGTTACGTAAGCATTATCCGGAAGAAACTAAAGATATTACAGAATGGGACGAGCTAGGAGATAATTCTTACGGTGGTAGCTTAAGATATTCAGAAGAAGTTGCAGCAAGAAAAGAAATTACTGGACAAGAGTATATATCTGGTAGTATGGTAGAAGCAGATGTAGCATTAGAAGCTAATAAAACTGTAACAGTTACTGAAGCATGGGTAAATGTAGACAGAGATGGTGATGGTATTGCAGAATTAAAGCATATAATAACTGTTGGCGACTATATAATGTACGAAGAAGACGTTGATAACATACCACTAGCATCTATTACACCTATTGATATTCCATTTGAATTTTATGGTCTGTCAATGGCAGACTTTAGTAGGTCATCTACTCTAGCATCTACAGCTATACTGCGTGGCTTTGTAGAAAATACTTACTTAACTAACTATTCGCCTAAGCTTGCAGATCCTAACGTAGTTGATTTTAGTGCATTGCAGAATATGAAGCCTAAACAGATTATACCAACTAACGGTAGTCCAGTAAATGCAGTACAACAGATGGCGCCTGAAACAATATCTTCAGGTACTGTGCCATTACTAGAGTACTTGCAGGTAATAAAAGAACAAGCAACGGGCATGTCAAAGGCCGCACAAGGTCTTAACGATACTTTGTATATATCAGGTAACTCAGAGCAGAAACTAGCTGCTGTGCAGTCTGCAGCGCAGAAAAGAATACAACATATTGCACGTAGGTTTGCTGAGACTGGATTTAAAAAGTTAGTTTCTGGTATATATGAAACTATGCGTAAAAATATGAAAGGTAAAATGACATACAACTTAGAAGGAGTATATGGTACAGTTAATATAGAAACATTACCTTCTAATATGGATGTAGAAATTTTATTAGACATTGGTGAAAACTCTAATGCTAATCAAATTGCAAAATTATCTAAGATAGGTTCAGAAATATTACCAGCATTAAATAGTCAAGGTGTAGGTATGGTAATTAAACCTGCAGCTCCTGCTATATTAGCTACTAAGTTAATTGAAGCAATGAGTTTAGATAGTAATGATTTCTTAGAAGATTATACTACTGATGAGTTTAAGCAAAGAGCTGCTGAAACAATTCAAAAGCAATCACAAGAAGCTGAACAAAACAGACAACAAGCAGCAAGAAAAGCTACAGCTGATGCTACTTTAGTAGAAGCTAATATAGGTTTTACTAATGCGCAAAGCAAAAATACAGAAGATGATAATTCAAAACAATTAGCAGTAGCTATTGATAAACATTATCAAGAATGGGCCAACCTTACTATTAAAGCTACTAAGGATGGCGCACAATTACCTGAGCATCCTAGCTATGCTCAAATAATAATGATGGCCAAACAAATCTTAAAGGGAGAATAATATGGGCACAGTTACAATTAATGCATCAGGTGTTGGTGCAGCACAATCTGGAACAGTTACAACAGCTGCTGGATCAGGCGCTGGTAAAATAATGGTTACTAATGATAGCGACTCAACAATTAACTTTGATGTAGCAACAGCTGGAACAACTGTACAATCAAATATTACAGTTCAAGCAAAAGACTATAGAATCGTTGAAGGTTTAAATGATGGCGCACAAACATTAGTTAGCTTAACAACTTCACATGGTACTTCAGCGCAAGTAAATGAAGTTGTATATAATACACTAATAGCATAAATAATAGGAGGACATTATGGATCCAATTACATTTTCAGGCGTAGTTAGTTTTGGTATTAAACTAGTTCTAGCTTTAGGCCTAACAAAAGAAGTTGTAGCTCCGATCTTAGTACCAATTTTTGGCGGCTAAGATATGGACAAATACCGTGAGACAGCTGAGAAGAAGCTGGGCAATAAAAAATCATACGGTAATCATAAAATACATCCTGAAGAATTAGCGCGACGTGCCCATGTTAAAGGGCACTTTGCATCTAGGGAAAGAAATGAATTTTTTGATGAAGTATATGGGGAAGTCTTAATAGATCTATTTATAGAATGGTTAAAGACTGATCCGCATGAAACTAAATCTCGAGAGTTCCTCTACTCTTCTGCTATGGCACTAGGAAGTGTCAAAGAGAAAATGATAAACTTCGAGACATATGGAAAGAATATTCCATACCTAAAGGAGGACAATGATGACGAATCGAGAAATTGATTACGATAAGTTATTGGAAAATATAAGTGATATGATTAATACATTAGAATATGATTCAAGCAGAAGTGGTGGTAAAACTAAGCTTAACTGTGATAAGTTATATTATTTGTATTCATTACAACAAAGATACAACTCACTATTAAAACCTAAAAAAGAGGTGAATAAGAAATGAGCGAACAAATACCCGAAGCAGAAGTAGCCTCTACCCCCTTAAAGGATGATGCTGCTGCACCGGATGGTCGAACACAAGAACAATTGCTGGCTGACATTGTTTCTAATTCGGATTTTATTCCGAAAGAAGAATCTCTACCCGAAGAGCAAGTACCTGAAGTTGACCCAGGCGAATCAGAAGATATAGAAGACCCGAAAGAAACTGATGAACCTGAGAACCAAGAAGTTGAAGAAGAAGCTAATACTGAAGAAGTAGAAGATGAAGTTGAGGATGCTGATCAAGAATCCGCTACCCAAGACACTACATTATTTACTCCAGAGGAATTAGACTTAGAAGCTAAAGTATCTATTAAGATTGATGGACAAGATTCTGAAGTTTCTTTTAATGATCTTATTAAAGGTTATTCTACTGAACAATCTCTTTCTAAAAAGGGTCGTGAACTTGGTGACGCAAGGAAAACTTTCGAAGATGATTATAATAAAAAGCTAGGTGAAGTAAAAGAAATGTCTGATGCTTCAGTAGCTATATTATATAAGTCGGAGCAAGAGCATGCAAAATCATTTCATGCACTTGAAGAAAAAATCGAAAAAGCTAGAGATGAAAACGATACGTTTAATCTTAGCGAACTTAAAGATAAACGAGAACAAATTCAAAAGAAATATTGGACGGCAAGAAAAGAACGCGAAGGTTTACAAAAAACCGTTGCTGAAAAATCTCAGGAGCAAATGCAAAAAGTTTGGAATGAGCAGTTAAAAGTATTTGACGAAGCTATACCTACTTTAATTCCTGGATTTAATGAGAGTACTGCTAAAGATATTCGTGAGTTTGCACTTAAAGAAGGTATTGATGAAAAAGTATTAGATACTATCATTGATCCTAATATAGTTAAGTTTGTTAATGATTATAGAATTTTAAAGCAAGGATTAAATAAAGGTACTGCTAAAAGAAAAGTAGCGCCTACTAAATCTGTTCCTGTTAAAAAATCTAAACCTGTAAAGCAAAAGAAATTAGATGCTGCACAGGCTTTAAGGAAAAGAGCTTTAAGTAAAGATTCATCAAAAGCAGATCAAGATGCTTTTCTAAAAAGTTATGCCGAGCGGTCACTATCTAATATTTAAATCTTAGGAGAATTAAGATATGACTAATCTATTAGCTGTTCGCGCCACTGGAGGCCCAGGCGGTCCGTCGCGAAGCACAGGTGCTAACGTCTCACAAAGAGAAGACTTAGCGAACTTTATAACAATGATTACTAGAGATGAGACTCCGTTCACATCAGACATTGGTAAATCATCAGCATCCGCTATTTATCATGAATGGCAAACAGACACACTCGAAGCTCCAGGTAATTCAAGAATTCCTGAAGGTCAAGACTTCTTAGCCCCAGCTGCTGGTGGCGCTTCTGCAACACCTGCTGTTGGTGGTAAGTTTGCAGAGTCAGGACCACAAAGAACAAGACTAGGTAACTATACACAGATTAATGGTAAGACTATTGCTGTGTCAGGAACTAGACGAGCTGTTGATCAAGCTGGTGTTGCAGACGAATATGCATACCAACTTAAGAAGCGTGGTACAGAACTACGAAGAGATGTTGAATTTGATATGATTCACTCTTACAATGTATCTTCTGCTATTACTCCGCAAGATGGTAGTTCAAGATCCGCAGGTGGTTTTCAATCGTTTATTAACAGCGCAAGCACAGTTGTATATGTAGGCCAATTTATGGCACCTTCTGCAGGTACAGGAAGTTTAGCTGATAATGAAGGTACTGCTGTTTTAAGATCTACAGTAGCTGTTTCAAGTTCTACTCCTCCAACAAGAGGAAGCTTAGCACTTACTGATATTGATTCTGTTATGCAGAAGATTTATGAGCAAGGCGGTAAAGCTTCAAAGATCATGGTATCACCAAAGATCCGAAGAGACTTCTCTGATCTTATGGTTAGTGATACTGGCGTAGTTAGAAACATTGATGCAGGCGGTCAATTAAGACAATCTGTTGATGTTTATATGTCAGACTTTGGTGAAGTTATGGTTGTACCTAACTACATCATGGGTTTATCTAACTTACTTGATGGTATACATGGACATAACCATGCATCTAATAAATTCACATCAGGTGGTAGACCAGATGCGGCAAACCTTGCAGCATTGATTTACGATCCAATGTGGTTTGCTACAGCTTACCTAAGACCTCTACAAGAGGTTGACGTAGGTCAGCAAGGTGATTCAACTAAAGGTATGATGGTTGAAGAGTGCACTCTTGAGGTACGTAACCCATTAGGATGTGGAGCAATCTACGGTCTTAATTAAAACTATTAGGAGAGGCTTTAATTAGTCTCTCCTTTTTATTGGAGAATAAATATGGGAAAGAATTCATTAGATATACCAGGTCTTAAGCTGGTAAATAATTTACCTTTAAAAGAACAGTGGAGACGTGCTAATTTTCATAAAGTATCTATAGGAGATCCACCAATGAAAAAACCAGGATATATGAGTTTTGAATCTTGGAAAAAAGCTAAGGGTTTTAATAAAGGCGGAAAAGTTTCTAGCTACTATAAAGACGGTGGTATGGTTATTACAGGGAGAGATTAATGCCGATAAGTAAAAAATATCAAAAGATGGCAATGCAAGTTATTAATGCAAATCCAAATATTGCAGGAGCAAAATCAAATGTTCCAATGCCTAAGAAAAAACCTAAGCTTAAATATACAGATAGTAAAAGTAATCCAACTAATTTAAAAACTAAAGAGCAAGCTACTTATAAAGCTATGGGTGGTATGGCTAAGTATTATGAAGAAGGTGGATCAGTATTAACTGGTCGTCAACATAACTTACCTGATCAATTAAAAAAGAAAATAATAGCAGCTAAGAAAAAGAAAAACTAATTAACATAACGGAGGGAACAATGTACGTTATAAAAACAAATGCAGGAAATATATACCCAGTAGAAAAGTGTGTATACAGAATAGGTGCAGCTACAGGTGGTGGTTATAAATTAACTCACTTACAACTTCTTCAAACAAATGAAGCGGCAGGTGATTCACCTATACCAATATTACAAGGAACTCCTAGCACAGCAACAGCTGGAGACTTATTAGGTTACATCGGTAAGACTGGTAGATTTATTGCTATCACAGAACCGGCTACTTAGTAGGAGAAGAGGATGGCAAAAGAAAACGAATTTACATTTGGTAGTTCTACAGTAAAACCAAAGGAAGATATTAAAGCAGGCTTTGATTTACAAACAGGTAACTGGGAAGCTAAGCAAGATGTTTCACAGTATTTAAAAAATGCTCAGCTAGATAGAGATAGAGAATCATACTTTGGAAGAAAACAAAATAAAAGTGGTTTTAGAAAAATGGCCACTATACCAGATATTGTAGCTATTAAAATTAATGAAGACCACGGAATAAATTTACATGACAACACATTTATGCGTGATAAAGATAAAATGAAAAAGCTAAAGTATATATTACAAACAGAATATAAACATTTGCTTGTAAATACTTAGGGAGATAATTATGCCGACTTATGCACAATTTACAGAGTTAGTTAGAGATTGGTCTAATAAAGATTCTTCTGTATTAAAGGACACTAGGATTCAAGATTGCTTAAGGTATGCTGCCGATAAGTGTTATAGGAATCTTAGAGTAGCGGCATTAGAAAATACTATTACATATAACTCTACAGCTTTAAATGCAGCTACTACAACTGGTACTAATTATTTACCAAGTCAAACAGATTTAACTTTACCAAGTGATTTAATAGAGTTTATACAAATAAGAGAAATAGATGTTAATAATAGAACGTGTAGAGTATTTAATGAAAAGACGGATCTAAGAACATTTAATGATTGGTCAGCACTTAAAACAAGTTACATAGGTTATTTTTCAAGACAAGGTAATACATTATTATTAGCACCTGGATTTGGTCAAGCAAATAGTTTAAGTACCGCAGATAAAATAGAATTACATTATTATAGAAGGTTACCTGCACTGAATGCAGTGTACGATGTAACACCAGCTAACTATGCGGCAGAATTTTTAACACAAGATAATACAGCTGCTGTAAGTCTTTTCTTTGTTAATAATAATACTAATATAGCTTATGCTACACAATCAGAAGCAACAGCTGCAGATACTGGAGGTGTAGGAACAAACAATGCTAAGTACAAAGGTAATGAAGCCGCTAACTGGTTACGTGATGAGAATGAAAGAGTATTATTAATGGGTGCACTTTCAGAAGTATTTTATTATTTGCAAGATGATGATCAGGGTGTTAAGTATAAAAAATTATTTGATCAAGAAGTATTTGAATTAAATGATGAGGATACTAAACGTAATGCAGCAGGAGGAAATGTGCAAGTAAACTTTAATGGAAGAGGGTTAATCTAATGACAACACCAGCAGCACCAGATACAGTTAATTCAGTTGGAGCAACTGATGATGCCTCTAAAGGAGGATTGTTTAATAGTTTAAATAATACAACTCTTAATACACTTGAACAAGCAATAGCAACTAGAGCTACTTCTGCAGCAACCTCAGCTACTGATGCACTTGCATCTAAAAATGCTGCTGAGACAGCTAAGACAGCTTCTGAAACAGCACAAGCCGCTAGTGAAACTGCAAGGACTCAATCTCAAACTGCACAAGCTGCCAGTGAAACTGCACGTGATGCTAGTGTTGTAGCTAAGACAGCTTCGGAAACAGCTCGTGATGCAAGTGTTGTAGCAAAAACTGCATCTGAAAGTGCAAGAGATACAGCAGTTACTAATGCTACAACAGCAACTACAAAAGCTGGAGAAGCTTTAACAAGCGCAAATAATGCGTCTACTTCAGCAGGCAATGCAAGTACTTCAGCAAGTAATGCAAGTACTTCAGAAACTAATGCAGGTAATAGTGCAACTGCAGCAGCTAGTTCAGCAACAGCAGCAGCAGCTAGCTATGATGCATTTGATGATAGATATTTAGGAAATAAAACTAGCGATCCTACTGTTGATAACGATGGTAATGCATTATTAACAGGTGCTTTGTATTTTAAAACTACAGATAATATACTTAGAGTTTATACTGGATCAGCTTGGGTAACAGTTAAACCAACTACAACAGAGCAAGGACACATTAATACTGTTTCAGGTATACAAGCTAATGTTACAACAGTAGCAGGAATAGATAGTGATGTTACAGATGTAGCAGGAATTAGTTCAGCTGTATCAGCAGTAAATAGTAATTCAACTAACATTAATGCAGTCAATAGTAATTCAACTAATATAAACGCAGTAAATAGTAATTCAAGTAACATCAATACGGTAGCAAGTGCTAATACTAATATAACAAGTGTAGCTACTAATATAGCTAACGTAAATACAGTTGCAGGAATATTTGAAGGTACAGCTACATATACAGTTACAGTAGTTAATAGTGGTGGTAATAAATTTGCTATTAATACAGGAGCAGGTTCTGCAACAGCTCCAGCCCTTACACTTGTAAAAGGTTTTACTTATACTTTTGATGTCAGTGATAATACTAACAGTGGACACCCACTTGCATTTAAAGATGCATCAGGTAACGCTTATACTACAGGAGTAACTGTAACTGGAACAGCTGGTCAAGCAGGTGCTAAAGTAGTCTTTGCAGTGCCAGCTACAGGAACACAACCAGCTAGATATTATTGTACTGCTCATGGTAATGCTATGGGTAATACTGTTACTACTGAAGACAATGACATTGCAGAAGTATTAGCTATTTCAAATGAAATTACAACAGTATCTGGTATAGCAGGTAATGTAACAACTGTTGCAGGTATAAGTGCTAATACAACTACTGTAGCTGGTATAGCAGCTAATGTAACTACAGTAGCTGGAATACATGCTAATGTTACTACAGTTGCTAGTAATAATACAAACATTAATACAGTCGCAAATATAAATGCTAATGTAACTACAGTTGCGGGTATACATGCTAACGTAACTGTAGTAGCAAATATGAGTTCTAATGTAAATACAGTTGCAGGAATAGCTAGTAATATAACTACAGTTGCAGGTATGAATAGTAATATTACAAGTGTTGTAAATAATGCTAGTAATATTAATACAGTAGCTGGAATAAGTTCTAACGTAACTACAGTTGCAGGAGACACTACAGAAATTAATGCAGTTGCAGGTAATGCTACTAATATTAATACAGTGGCTGGTAACAATTCTAACATTAATACAGTAGCTGGTATAAGTTCTAATGTTACTACTGTAGCAGGAATAAGTTCTAACATAACCTCAGTAGTTAATAATAGTAGTAATATTAATACAGTTGCTACAAATATAACTAATGTAAATGCTTTTGCTAATACTTATTTTATAGGAAGCTCAGCACCTTCAGGTGGCACAATAGGTAGTGGTGATTTATGGTATGATACTAGTTCATCACAAATGAAAGTATACAATGGTTCTGCTTGGGTAACATTTATATCAACTTATAATACAGGTAATCTAACAGAAGGATCTAACTTATATTATACAAATGCAAGAGCTGATGCTAGAATTACAAATGCTTTTGGTAATGCTGTAAGTTTAGGTGATAACTTAACTGTTGCTGGTGAACTTAGAGGTCCAGCTACATTTGTTATTGATCCAGCAGTAGTAGGTAATAATACAGGAACTGTTCAAGTAAAAGGAAACTTACAGGTAGATGGTACTACAACCACAGTAAACTCTACAACAGTAGATGTTACTGATAAGAATATTACAGTTGCAAAAAATTCTAACAATGCAGCAGCTGCAAATGGTGGTGGTCTTACAGTTGATTGTGGAAGTGATACAGATGCAACACTTACTTATACAAATTCAGATGATTCATGGAATGTAAATAAAACTTTTAATGCAACAATAGGAACAGCAGCACAAGCTAATATTACAAGTGTTGGTACACTAACTGGATTAACTATTGATGGTGATGCAACTTTTACTGGTGCTAACTATAATGTAGTATGGGATAAATCAGACAATGCTTTAGAGTTTGGTGATAATGCTAAAGCTAAATTTGGTGCAGATGGTGATTTAGAAATATACCATGATAGCAGTAATTCTTACATAGCTAATAGTACAGGTCATTTATATATTGATGTTGGTGCAAATAATAAAGACATTATTTTTAAAGGAACTGATGGTGGTGTAGATAAAGAAGCTGGTCGTTTTGATATGTCTTCAAGTGGTAAACTTAAATTAAATGAAGGATTTGAAGTTGCTTCAAATGGTAATGTTACTCTTAAAGCTGGTGTTGATATAGTTTTTGAAGGAGATACCGATAATTCTAATGAAACAACTTTATATGTTGTTGACCCAACAGCCGACAGAACAATTTTATTACCAAATGCAACTGGAACTGTAATAACTACAGGTAACTCTGATACACCAACAACTACAACATCTTCTGGAGATGCAGACTTTGTTCTTGTAGATGATGGTGGTACAATGAAAAAGATTACCCCTGCTAATTTAGGCGTAGTTTCTGGTGCAGCAACACAAGGATTTGCAGTAGCAATGGCAATAGCATTATAGGGAGAAAATAATGGCACAAAATTTTAGACAATTCAAAGAAAGGAATATAGGAACATCTGCCGTAGATATGCCTAATGGTTCTAACTTTGATAGCTTTGATTGTATTGTAGGAATACGATTAGCGAATGTACATACACAATCAATTACGGTAGAAGCTTACATTACAAGTGGAGGTGCAAACTATTATATTATTAAAAATGCACCAATACCAAGTGGATCGTCACTTGAGCTTATAGATGGTGGCGCAAAGATAGTAGCAGTAAATGGTGACAGATTATACATTAAGTCAAATGTAGCAAGTTCATTAGACGCAATAGTATCTGTTGTAGATGCAATTAGTACATAGGAGGTTATATGCCATACGTAGGAAATCCCTTAGCAACTGCATTTTCAGGTAGATTAAAACAAGATCTTACAGGAGGCAGTGGCACAAGCTTTACTTTAAGTCATGCAGTATCAAGTCCTAATGATTTATCTATTTATATAAACCACATACGACAAGAACCAACTACTGCTTATACAGTTAACGGAACTGCTTTGACAATGACAGGTAGTGTTGCAGGTACAGATGACTTCTATATTATATATGATGAGTTAGCTACACAAAGTATTTCACATCCAGCTAATCAGGCTTTGACTGCTACAGCAGGTACATTCACTAGTGGGCTAGTAGGAACTACGGCTACGTTTAGTGGTGCTGTATCAGGAACTACTGGTACTTTTAGTAGTGCATTTACATCTCCAGGAATAGATGACAATGCTAATGCTACAGCTATTACGATTGATAGTAATGAAAATGTTGGTTTAGGAACTACAAGTCCAAATGTTATTGCTTCTGGTAACACTCATTTAGATATTCGTTCTGGCACATATAGTTTCTTAGAAGTAGGAACTACTGGAACAACTACAACAAGTGATGTTGGCTATTTAGAATTTATGAATGGCAATAATAATAGGTTAGCAACTATTGCTGGTGGTGCTGATGGTGCTAACAATGATGGCTATATGAGATTTGCTACTTTAAAGGGTGGTAGTTTTACAGAGCAAATGCGAATTAACCATGATGGAAATGTTGGTATAGGAACTACAACACCAAGAAATAATTTAGACTTTGGAGTAACATCTAATAATGACCATGTAATAGCTTTAAGAGATAACAATACATCAAGAACCATATTAGGATTATCTAATGGCTATGGTGTAAGAGTTGCTGCACCACATGATGGCACATCAACAGAAACTATATTTGAAGTTGGTGAAATTGCAGGGGATGGAACTACATACCAAAATGCTAAGTTTAATATTTATTATAATGGTCAGTTTAGACATACTGCTCAACTTAATAGTCTTGCTGGTTATATTGTAAATGAGCATGGTTCTTCACCTTATGGAATATATATTCAGTTTGATTCAGCATCACCAAATAATACTGATAATTATTTTTTATCTGGACTTGATAGTTCAGCAACAAGAATAAAACTTTATTCTAGTGGAACAGTTAAAAACTCAACTGGAACTTATACATCATTTTCAGATGAAAGATTAAAGTCAGATATTGTAGATGCAAAATCACAATGGGAAGATATAAAGGCTTTAAACTTTAAGAACTTTATAAAGTTTGATAATCCAGATTTTAAACAGCTTGGTTTAATTGCACAAGATGTAGAAAAAGTAAGTCCTAATTTAGTCTTTGAAACACCTCCAGAACCAGAAGAAATAAAACATAGTTCTGTATTTGGTACTTTATATAAAGATGGTGATGAACTTCCAGAAGGTAAAAAGATTGGTGATGTTAAAGAAGTAAAATCAAAAGTAAAAAATGTTAAAGACAGTATTCTTTATATGAAATCAGTTAAAGCACTTCAAGAAGCAATGGAACGAATAGAAATATTAGAAGCTAAAGTAAAAGTATTGGAGAATAAATAATGGCATTATCAAAAATAACAGCTGCAAGTATTACAGATAATACTATAACTAATACTCAGATTAATTCTAGTGCAGCTATAGCTACAAGTAAAGTAGCAAGTTATGCTTTACCTATTGTATTTGCTTATAGTACTGCATCTCAAAATATTTCTGCTTCTACTTGGACAAATGTAACTATTGGAACACAAGTTATTGATACACACAATATATTTGCAAATAGTGTATTTACTCTACCAGTTGGAAAATATTTAATTTCAACTGCTGTAGATTTAGAATGTTCATCTCATAATAATTTATCATCACAATTTATAAGAATAACTCAAGATACTTCTCCAGTAAGTGGAACTGAAGTTGACCAATATATGAACCATACTGGTAACAACTTTACGTCTACAACAATGAGGTCAACAATTATTCACAATGCTCAAAGTGGCAATACTAATGCCATGAGAGTACAAACTTGGTCTAATTGGGGTGCTGGAACAGTAGCAATTAAAAGAGTTCAACTTTCAGTACAGGGTATAATAGTATAGAATGAAAGATAAACAATAAGGAGAACAATATGCCATATATAGGTAAGCAATTAATACAAGGAGAGTTTATAAAGCTAGACAGTATTACTACGTCAGCTACAGCAACTTTTGCCTTGCAACGTGCAGGTGTAGCATTTACTCCAGCAAGTGCTGAATCAATGATTGTAAGTTTAAACGGAGTAACACAAGCACCTATTGATGCTTACACTTTAAATGGTAGCAATATAGTATTTGCTTCTGCACTTACAAGTAGTGATGTAATAGACTACGTAATAATACTAGGTGAAACAGGTTCACTAACTACACCAGCTGATGGTACAGTTACAGCAGCTAAGTTAAGTTCACAGTTAGCCAGAGGTAATACACCTATTAGAATAAATACTAATACACTAGCAACTAGCCAGACAATAGCTTCAGGTGAAAATGGCAGTGTCATTGGACCAGTAACAATTAATAATGGAGTGACCATAACTGTCAATGGTACATTTTCGGTGATATAATGAGTAAGCTATTTGTTGATGAAATAAAAGGAAATACAGGTACAACCATTTCAATTCCTAGTGGGCAAACTTTAAATGTAGCAGGTAACTTAAGCTCTACAGCAGGCTCTATATCAGGAACACCTTCGTTTCCAGATGGAGCTAAAGTAAATACTATTAAACATACTGGTGGTACTACTGCTATGACTATAGATAGCACTGGTAGAATACTTACTCCAGCTAGACCATCTTTTCATGTTGCTACTACTGCTACTCAAGATGCTACAACTATAGTAAATTGGAATACTGAAATTTTTGATATAGGAGGTAATTTTAATACTTCTACAAATAAATTTGTTGCTCCTATTGCTGGAATATATTGGTTTAATTGCACAGCTTTGCAAGCAGGTAATGGAGCACAAATGACTATATCTTTAAGAAAAAATTCTTCAAATACTGGAAGGTTTCTTACAAGAACTGATGGCGATAGTGGTGAACATCATAGTTGTTCTGTTTCAGGATTGTATAATTTAGCTGCAACTGATACTGTAGAAGTATATCTTGAAGGTGGTAGAATATATGGAGATTCAGGTTACTTTACTAATTTCACTGGTTTCTTATTAGGTTAGGGGGATATATGACAAGTACACTAAACGTAGATAAAATAATGAATGTATCTGGAGATCAAGACTCTGGAGTTGATCTTCAAACAAACGATCAAGTTAAATTAAAGACTGCTAATACTGATAGGATAACAGTAACTGATGCTACAACTACTATAGCTAATAATTTACATTCTGCTGGAACAGTAATACAAGTCCTTCAAGCTTTTGATAATACAGCAGTTGTTTATACAACAGGAAATTCATGGGTAGACTTAGGTGCTTTATCAGTGTCAATTACTCCTAAATTTTCTTCAAGTAAAATATTAGTTTCATGTCAAATAGGTTGTGTTGAGCACTCAGCTAATTCTTATTTAGTAGCTTTTAAATATTTAAGAGGAAGTACAGTTATTGGAAACAACTCTGCTCAAGGAATAGGTGGCTCAACTGGAATTAGAGGTCAAGGTAGTGGTGATGTAAATGCTGTTTATGGTGCTGTCCTACCTCAATTTTTAGACAGCCCAAATACTACAAGTGCTACTACATATAAAGTTCAGTATAATAATTATAATGGACAAAGTTTTTATTATTTAAGAGATAGTGGAAATAATGAAAACTATGTAGCTACTCTTACAGTTATGGAGATTGCACAATGAGTTCAATTATAAAAGTACAAAATATACAATACACAGATGGTGATGCTGCTCTTACTATTGCTGATGGTGGTGGAGTAACTGCTAGTAATGGGTTAAGTGTAAATACTATTAAACATACTGGTGGTACTACTGGAATGGCTATTGATACTAATGGCTTCGTAACACAACCAAATAAACCAATGTGTTCTGTAACAAAGAATGTAGATAGCCAAACTCAAACTATAAGTGGTAGTAATTATTACACACTTACTGGTATGACTAGTGCCTATCAAAATTCTTATTCTGTAAATAATAAATCATATTGGAATACTAGTAATTCAAGATTTGAAATTCCCAGTGGTGCTCCAACTGCTTTTTATCACTGTGAATTTAATACTTTATTTGGAATAACAAGACCTAGTAGTGGTGTTAACTGGGGATTTATTGGAATAAGAAAAAATAATTCAAGTGGTTTGTCTAACAATATTTCTGCACAAGCATATACAGAAGCAACTAATAGTATGGGAACTAGCACTTATGTTTATGGTATGCTTTCGTGTGCTTGTATTTATTCATTAGCTGCTGGTGATTGGGTTGAACCTATATTCAGTGGAAGTTCAGGAGTAGCTATGAGGATACACTCTGGTAATTATACTAACTTTACAGTAATGCAAGTCGGATAGGAGATAAAAAATGACAGAAGAAGTAGATGATAGAATTCAAAAAGAAAAAGACGAAGATAAAAAATAGGGAGAATTAAATGGCTATCACAAAACTAAAAGCTCTCGGAGTTACCGATGGCACTCTAACTAATACACAAATAAATGCAAGTGCTGCGATAGCTAAATCTAAACTGGGAGCTTTAGATATTGTTAATGCAGACATTAATGCTAGTGCTGCCATAGCATCTACAAAAGTATTACATGACTATGCTTTAATACATACAATAAATGCATCTAATCAAGCTGCAGTAACTTTTACATCAAGTCATATTACAGATACTTATATGGATTACAAAATTGTTATAAGGAATTATGTACCAGCAACAAATGGTCAAGCTCTTTTTGTTTTTCCTTCTGTCGATAATGGTTCAAATTACAATGTACTTATTGAACAACACATGACTTATGCAGATTTAAAAGCATCTCTTGATTTTGGTAGAGCTGGTACAAATGGAAATAGTAACGCTAAAATACAAATAGGTGCTGGAACAGAAAATACTGCAAATAAAGGTATGAGTGCAGATTTGACGTTTATTGGTTTAAGGCAAACTACTGGTTTTAAAGCAATGCATTTTAGTTGTCATAATGCACACGACCTTGATGGTGGTCATAATACTGGCAATGACTACTGGTGGACTGGTGGTTCAAAAATTATAGGCACATCAAATTCAGATAGAACAGCAATAAATAATTTAAAATTTACAGCTGCTAGTGGAAATATTAATGCAGGTAAATTTAGCCTTTATGGAATAAGAACATAAAAATGAAACTTTCAACGGAGATAAAGATGTCACAAGAACAAAGATTAGAAATAGCTTTAGCTAGGTTGGAAGAACGAGTCGAAGCTATGCAAGACGATATGAAGCACATGAAGAATACTATGGGTGAATTAAAAGCTACAGCTAATAGATGGAGAGGTGCATTCTGGGTTATGATGGGTTTGGCTGGTTCAATAGGAGTGCTAAGTAATTTCTTATCTGGCTGGATGGAGTAAATGCTTTGGGTGCTAATAGTATTCTTAGCAGGTAAAGAACAAGAGCCAGTTTACTTTAACGACTTAGATGTTTGTTTAGAGTACTCAGCAAAAGTAGCACATCAAAATCATAATCAAAGAGTAGCAGGGGACAAGATATATGTGAAAGCATATTGTATACCGAGGAAAAAAGAATAGAGAGGTATAACTTATGGATCCTGTAACAGCAATTGCGGCGGCTTCGACCGCATTTGGGTTAATTAAGAAAGGCTTCGCGGCGGGGCGTGATATAGAATCAATGTATTCCGATATAGGAAAATGGATGGGTGCTTGTAGTGATGTTAATCATTCAGTTAAGATGGCAAACAATCCACCAGTATTTAAAAAATTATTTGCAGGGAGTAGTGTAGAACAAGAAGCTATGGACGCATTTGCAGCTAAAAAGAAAGCCGAGGCAATGGAAGAAGAATTACGTAATTGGATTAACTTAACTCATGGTCCTAATGCATGGAATGAGCTTTTAAAAATGCAGGTTAAGATACGAAAGCAACGGCAAGAAACCTTATATAAACAAGCTGAGCTACGTAGAAACATGCTTCAAGTAATAGGAATCATATTATTAGGAATCGTATTTGTAGGGTCTATTATAGGAACTTTATGGATGCTTATACAACGAGGAATACTTTGATTTATGCACATGACAAATACAAATTAGAAATAAATAAAGATAAAGGTAAACTTTATACCTACGATAAATTAATATTTCAAGGGTTTGCTTTTAAAGCATTAATGATGTTTATAGATTTTTGTGATGATGATAATGTTAGATGGAAATTTCAATCACAATTAACTATGAGAGAACAATGTAGATTTAAGGAGAGGAAGAAAAATGATAAGGAGAAAACTTTATGAGGTATTCAATACTGCTTATGTTATTATTAGCGGGTTGCCGTACAGACTTTTCAGATATTGTTACGGGTGCTGGCGCGTCTGGAGCTGCAGCTGTTGCAAGTCTGGTTACAAGCAGTCCTGCGATAGTTGCAGGTGTGACTGTGGGTGGTGCGTTGGCTGGGAGTCTCGCAGTGGATGATGCACCAATAACAGCCGCAGATTATGGTGGTGAAGATGGACAGATAAATTCTTTTTATGAATTAATGTCTTTTGCTATTGCAAACTTTATGCAACAAATGATAGGCTTAGCTGTTGTTGTTGGAGGGCTATGGTTACTAGCAGGTTACTTTGGAGCACGTAAGAAAAGACCTGAAGAAAAAGCTATGGAGCAACAGGTTAGTATGCTTGTTGATAAGATTGGAAAAATGAAGGAGAAGTAATATGGATATTCCTATATACCGAGGCGAACCATTGTTTACTAAAAGATATGGTGCATGGTGGTCTCCATTTCCTGATAAAGCTCAGGGATATAGAGGAAACCCATTCCACAATCAATTCAATCTTAAAGAAGGTAATCCAGGTAAAATACTAAAAGCCAAAACAAATTTAGATGATTTTAAACAGGCAATGCGAGGAGTAATTGTACAACATCATACTAACTTAAATAAAGGTCAATCATTTGTAGGATATTCTGGTAGGCCTTATTTAAAAACGTCTATAGCAGATGCTTTTAAACAATTAGATAAAGATGTAGAAGATATAAGATCTGGTAAAACAACTATAGAAAAGTTAGCTAAAGATAATATATTATTTAGAGAAGGATATTTTCTAGGAAAACAATATGATAAACTTAAACCTAAATTAGCTTTAAAAGAAACTATAAAACCTCTTGTAGGACCATTAGCTAAAGAAACAGGAAAGGCTGCACTTAAAGTTGCAGGGCCTATTGGTGCTGCTTATACTGCTCTTGATTTCTTTAGAGGTTCTCCTGCAAATGAAGGTGAAGACGAAGCAATAAGAGCTATGAAAAATAAGGTATATAATAAATCGTTTAAAGGTCCTTTATCTAAGAATTGAATGTCCCCTATAACATAAGGAAAACTACGTTTACAGGGGGTACAATATGCTACATAATACAGAATTCCTAGGGCCCGAAACATCTATATCACAAGAAATAGATATGATGAAGTACCGGCAAAAAGATGAAAGCTTTGATGAGAAGATTAAAAGAATAGCTAATACATTATCTGATAATGAAGATCATAGATATAAGTTAGAAGGTATACTAGGCAATATGAGATTTCTACCAGCAGGTAGAGTACAAGCTGCAATAGGATCTAATAGAATTACAACTGCATACAACTGTTTTGTATCAGGTATAATAGACGATAACATGAATAGCATAATGGAGAAAGCCAGTGAAGCTGCTGAAACAATGCGTAGAGGCGGTGGGATTGGTTATGACTTTAGCCGCATCAGACCAAGAGGCGATAAAATTAAATCACTCGATAGCCAGGCTAGCGGTCCTGTTTCCTTCATGGGTATCTTTGATGCTGTGTGTCAAACCATCGCTAGCTCAGGACACAGACGTGGGGCGCAGATGGGTGTCCTTAGGGTCGACCATCCGGATATTAAAGAGTTCATTGCTGCTAAACGTAATTCTGATAAGCTCACTGGTTTTAATATTAGTGTTGGTATAACTGATAAATTTATGGAGGCATTGACTAATGATTTGGATAGCAGCTTTACGTTGGAATTCGAAGGAAAGCCGTACGGGACAATATGCGCAAAAGACCTTTGGGATGAAATCATGGATAGCACTTGGGACTGGGCTGAGCCTGGCGTATTATTTATTGATCGCATAGAAGAAATGAATAACCTTTATTACTGTGAAGAAATATTTGCTACAAATCCGTGTGGTGAGCAACCCCTACCACCATATGGCGCATGCTTACTTGGCTCATTTAATCTTACAAAGTATTTAGATGAAGAACAAATTGTAGGTGGTGATAAAGCACAATCACATTTTGAGTTTGATTTTAAAAAATTCAAAGCAGATATATATCAAGTAGTAAGAGCAATGGATAATGTTATTGATAGAACTATATATCAATTAAAAGAACAAGCTGACGAAGCTAAGAACAAAAGAAGAATGGGATTAGGTTTAACAGGGCTAGCTAATGCTGGTGAACTATTAGGTTTACCGTATGCATCAGAAGAATTTATGACGTGGTCTGAAAAAATATTTGCATGCTTAAGAGATACTACATATAAAGCTTCAGCCTTATTAGCAAAAGAGAAAGGTGCATTCCCGTTATATAGAGAAGCATATTTAAAATCTAATTTTGTTAGAGGCTTACCTTCTTCAGTTAAAAAATTAATAAGAGAACATGGAATTCGTAACAGTCACTTAACTTCAATAGCACCAACAGGTACTATTAGTTTAGTTGCTGACAATGTTAGTGGAGGAATTGAACCTGTATTTAGTCATTATTATGATAGAACTATCCAAACTTTTGAAGGGCCTAAGACCGAGAGAGTAAAAGATTACGCTTACAATAAAGGAGTTGAAGGACGATCAGCTAACGATATAAATGTTAATGAACACTTAGCTGTATTATTGCTTGCACAAAACTACATAGATAGTGCGTGCTCAAAAACCTGTAACGTAGGTGATGATATTACGTATGAAGATTTCAAACAAGTTTATGTTGATGCCTGGAAAGGCGGGGCGAAAGGATGTACCACATTTAGACTTAGTGGTAAACGATTCGGCGTACTGCAAACCGTGGAAGAAAAAGAGAAGAACACAAATGCGATTGAGACAGTTAAGGAAGAGGAACAAGTTGAAGCTTGTTTTATAGATCCTCAAACTGGTCAAAAGGAATGTGCTTAAGGAGATTTAAATGGCAAGCAAAGTTATACCTATTACTAACTTAACACAATTTGGTGTAGTTAAAGATACACCAACAGTTGGGTTAGCACCTAATGTATTTACTGATGCCAGAAATATAAGATTCAGAGATATGGCTGCACATAAAATGAAAGGTGATGTAGCTTTATCTCCTGACTTAACTATACCAATGCCTGGAGGATCTACTGCAGGAAATATATTATTTATAACATGGTGGAATAATCCTAACTTAGTTCCATCTAGCACTACTTATTATGTATTTGTAGCTGAACAAAAAATAGGTGGTAGTGTAGTAGGTAATCGTACATTTCTTTATAGAACTGATGGTACTATAGAAGATGTAACTCCTACCATAGACCTACAAGGTACTGGAGCTAATAAAGGTTTTGCAGAAAGTGAAAACTGGCAAACTACAGAATTTGCTGGTGGCTTTTGTTTAATAATAAATAATGGAATACAAGCTCCTCATTATATAATGGATACTCTTGATAATACTACTATAGGTAATGTACCTAGCTTTGCTAAGTTACCAGGATGGGAATCATATAACTCAGCACCTAAAGTATTAGAAGCTACAGTTAAATTAGCATTTGGTAATACAGGAGTTACAGTTGATAATCCTAGGTTATTTGATTTAGGACAGAAAATAGATTTTACTAAGAACACTTTATTTGTAACTAAACAAACACCTAATGAAACTACAACTGAATGTGCACCTATAGCTGCTGACACAAATGCAGGAAGCAATGCACCTAATGGTGGTGTAATAGCAACTAACTTTGTACCAGGAGATGTACCAGCAAGTCCAGCTACTTCAGCCAATAGTAATTTTCAATATGCAATATATACTAATACAGAAACAGATACTACTAATATTGTTTTTAATACTAACATTGTAGAGAATGATGTTGTAAGATGTTTTGTTGTATCAAGAAACCCAATAGCTACTAGATGTGGTGTTATAAGATCTTTTGGTAACTTTTTAGTTGCAGGTAATTTAAAAGAAAGTACAACAGCTGGTGTTATACGTAGCTTACCAGGAGTTGTAAGAACTTCAGATGTAGCCGTACCAGGTTCAGTACCACAGAACTGGAATCCATTTGCAGCAGGAACAAATACTGCAGATGAATTTACATTATCAGATACTGCAACTGTACAAGACTTAGTACAGCTTCAAGGTAATATGTATATCTATACAAATACATCTATTCATAATTTAAGATTAACTAATAGTACTGTAACACCTGTTGCATTTTCACCAGTTACTTCACAGTATGGGGCACAAACAACTGATGGTGTTGTAGAGTTTAATGGTAAACATTTAGTTGTAGGTAGTAATGATATATATTTATTTTCAGGAAATCCTGGTAATATAACTTCAATAGCTGATGCAAGAGTTAGAGATTATTTTTATAAACATTTAAACAATGCTAAAGCTAATAAATTATTTATATTGCGTAATCAAAAAGAAGATGAGATATGGATTAACTATCCTAAAATTACATACAATGATGATGGTACTATTAATAATAGCAGCACAGTTTGTAATGAAGCATTAATATATAATTTTAGATTAAATAATTGGACAGTAAGAGATTTAAATGGAATTGTATCCGGTGTTATAGCGCCAGTTAAAGGAGCCACAAATGCTGATAGACCTTGGAGTGCGACTACAGTTAGCTTTGATAAATTATTTCCAGTGTTTGCACAAGTATGTACATCAGGAACCAGTAATTCTGGCTCTTCTATCTTAGCAGCTGATATAGGTTATACACATAGAGTACTAGATAATAGTGATGATCCTTATACTTCTTACTTAGAGCGTGAAGGATTATCAATAACACCAGAGTTTTATACAGAATCTTTTAACTCAATAGCTTTACTTGTTCAAGGACAAGGAATACTAAGAGTTACATCAGTATCTTCTAATGCTCCTGGTAGTTCAAAAGATATAGATTTTAATGCAGTTATAAGTACCTCAGTTAAAAAAGGAGTTCTTCGTATTTCTTCTAATGATACTTTAAATAATAAAGTTGGTCCTGAATATAAATCAGATTCCAGAATAAATGGAAGATTTATTAGTTATAAAATAGATGATGCAAATCCAGCAACTAATACTGATGGAAATTTTACTAATAATAATTCTTCAACTTCAACATCATGGAATTTATCTGGTCTTCAAATTGAAGTACAAGACGGAGGAACAAGATGACGATTACAGAACCTTCACAATATAGTGATAAGGATCCCTCGCAATCTGCATGGGAAAAACAAGTTACTGAAGCTACTAATAGAATACAACATCAAATAGATAATATAAATGAATCAGTAAATACTCCTCAATCTTTAGTTGCAGTATATTCTAAAACACAAGATGGTGCAGTACAACAGTTTACACCATTTGCAGACGGCGATGGCTTTGTTGCATACGTTGCATACACAGATTCGTTACCTACTTTACCTGTTACCGGTGCAACATTCTCAGCATACTCAGATGAAGAAATAGACGTTATAATAAAACAATATAGAGAAGTAGCAGCAAGACCTACTAATCCAGGTACAACATCTTATCAAGTATCAGGTGCTGTATGGACTTCAAGTAGTAACTGGACTAAAACAAAACTAAATAGAGCTGGTGTTAATGTATGGTTTTGTGAAGCTAAAATAAAAGGACTAGCTGGTCAAACAGTTACAGCTAAGTGGAGTAACCCTAAA